TTTCTTAAGTATATTGGGCAGGTCTCTGACATTATATTCCATAAATGGTGTTCCATCCATAAACTTACCATCAATTGCACCAATCTTTGCAGACACCGCCTCGACCAGCTGTGCGACAGTCATACGAGATGGAATCGCGTGAGGATTCATAATGAGGTCAGGAATCATACCTTCCTCGGTAAATGGCATATCCTTTTGAGGCAGTGCGATACCCAACGTACCTTTCTGGCCGTAGCTTGAATTTCCACACCAGGTGACCATTCCGTGTCTGCGCACATATATAATACCAGATGGTACTGTACAACAATAAACTTTACCAGTATAATCAATCCATTCGTCGAGTTGTTTTCCTTGATTTATATTTTTATTGACAAGAGGATTATTTTGTGATTTAATAATTGTTAATCGCCACGCATCATATTTTGAAATAATTTCGGTATTTGTTGTAGAAATAGTTGATATTTTACCGGCTTTATATTTAAGTTTTTTATTGCAAGACCATCCTGCATGCAGGCATAATCTTTGAAAATCATCGGCTAATCGCGTAGATGATGTATCATAACGACAAGTACCATTATCCATTGTATGACCATCTCCTAAAAGCATACCATCAATTAATGTTCTACATTGGTCTTGTGTTAAGTCCCATACCCATTCTGGTAAAAATTTATTACAAGCACCAAGACTATATTGTTGAAAAAATAGTGATATTTGTTTATTATAAATTCTCCAATCAACACACTTGCCATTTGCAATATCATATTTCCCAATATGAATGCCAAGTTTTTCACCACATTTATTTAATGCTTCCTGAACTCTTGGTTTATGTGCTGCAAATCGTATATCAGCACTGCCAATTGTAGCCCAGCCTTCTGCTATCCAAATGCCAAATAATATTAGCCAAGAATCCATTTCAAAAATTATTTCCGGCTGATTTTTATACGCTGGAATAATAAACTTATCTATTGGTTTATCAGGTTTAAAATTTTCAACATTCTTCATATAATATCGTCTCTTTCCATAAATTTCTTCAGCCGTATTAATCTCATATCTCTTATTACGATTCCCTGTCCACATACGATGATTTGGTGTTACCATTAAATTGATTTGATTTGAATCAACACTATACATTTTTCCCTCGTAATCATATGATTGAACATCAGTTGGATTATCATATTTAAGAGTATTACCATCCACTAATGTAGCAACCTTGTGCTTCATTGTAACATCTTTAATATTAACCCATCCATCGGTTGTTAATATTTCAGTTTCAGGGTCATAACAGGCGAATTTGTCACCAATCATTGGAATACGTTCCATACGCACCCTAACATTATATTGTTCATACCCATCACTATTGTAAATATTTGTATGAACTCTATCAATAACACCAGGAACATTTGTTCTAAATATTTCACTACTATCTTTATAAACTTTGTTATTATTGCCCGTTGGTTGGATGGGCGAAACTTTACCAATAATTATGTCCTCATCATAAATTTCAGTTTCTTCAGGAATATAACCTTTTTCATTCAATTTATCATAATTACCTTGTTTCATACCAGTAACCTTGTTTCGGTCTGGTTTCATAAAAATATCATCTTGAGATGTTGATGGATTCTTTTGAATTTCACTATGATATTTCTTCATACTATTAACGCGGAAAATACCACGGTCAATAGCACTCTGATTAAAGATTAAACTGTCTTCTTGATTGTCATTTATACCAGCCTCGAATAGTTATTTAATACTATTCTTATTAGTTCACTTGTATGCAAAGCATATATGCTTCGCATATGTGCGAACAAATGGCTTCAATGGTTCGCAATTTATACCTAAATTTATGTATTCCGCATAAATTTAAACATTGGGTAATAAATCGCTGAGCATTGACATTCTTACGAATGGGATTAGACTATACCTTAAGAGGGTTTATACATTTATGCAAAAACCCCCCCACTTCCATCTAGTCGTTGAACCTTCATCCATTTCACGAGTAGGTTATAAAATGGATGCTTGGCTGCGGATTGTCCTTAATTTATGCATTTATGCAAAGCATTAACACATAATACGTATCATATCTTTTTACCCTTGGGAACGGCAATTAACCGTGTTCCTCTTATGATTTACACCATAAGAGTGGTAATACGATACTCAGGATTTCCCCGCAATTTGAAAGTGTTGCCCGCAATGTCGCGGACTTGCCTGATACTTTTTCCTATCAGACACGGGCTACAATTAACCCCGTATAACTCATAATCGCCACAATTGCATTCTCACCAGCTGGCAAATTGAGCATATTATTATATTGCATCGCCTCGGTAGCGACAATTGGACGCTGTGGATGGAATAGCACTTGACTGATATCCATACGGTCCTTATAATTTGTAAGATACAAACCAATACTTTGTTTGGCTTGCGAAAAGTTAACGATATTCTTGGTACCGAAATTATGATTAATAAATGGGATACCGCAAGAAATCTCACCGAGCATTGTCCATCTATTAAATTCCATATGGGTATATCGGACATATCTATTATTACCATATCTATTAATGCTATCATCAGTTGGTTTTGTTTTAGCATTTACCATATTATCATACAAATAATTAAAATCAGATGCCAACATAATATATTTAGCACTTTCAATATCTTCATATGAAATAATTTCTGGATGTTTAGCAAGTAATTTATTCCAACCCTTAATTGGTTCGGTTCGTACAAGTTCCTTTGCTTCATCTAAGATTTCTTTAGTAAGAAGAACATCATTCTTCTTAACATTCATCAGAGGACGAACAAGTCGACCTGCATCATAATAAATCTTTAGTTCCTTGTCTTCAAAGTCCATACAGATAGATGTGGTTCTATCAAGAACCCCATTAAACTTCTTTTCCTTAAAGAGTTCATATAATGATACTACACTCTTGGTGCAACCAATCCAATCACCATTAACCATAATCTTACACCACTCAGTCATTTCAATTGGATTGATTTCATAAGGATGTTTAAAGTTTTTGAATTCACTTAGAATAGTATCAATGATATCACGTTGTGCTGTGTTCATATTTGTAATTGTACTCATCATTGCAAGACTCTTGACAATACCAATTTTCTTACCTTCAGGAGTTTGAGTGGGACAAATGAAACCATATGAAATATTATTTACATGGCGAATTGACACCACATTAGATGTAGATGCATCCAAGGATGGAGACAAAATACGTCGAAGATTGGAAAGAGCCAGAATCCAAGAAATACGTTGCAAGGATTGGGCAACACCTTTCTTGGTGCGATTCATACCCCAAATACCGGTTGCCATTGCTGTCTTAATACCTTGTTCGATAATAGTTGGACGCAATTGATTGGCAACCTGAATTGGTTTTTCATCAGATTGATTCTTACGTTTGAAATTCTTACCGGTTTCATTAAGGGTCTTTTTCCAATTTTGTCTAACAAGCTGACCAATGAGAATACCAGGTGTTTCAATACGTTTATTTTCAAAACCATCGCGGTCATCTGGAATACGACGATTGAGAAAAACTTGCAACATCTTGTTTGCCATCAAACCAAGAAAACGAATCTTTTTAGTAATATCATCACCAAGATGAGGAAGAAGATCTTTTCTCAAAATCTTTTCCAAATACATTCTTCTTTGAATATTTGCAACTTGTGGATCAGATACTGAAATTCGCTTATTTCTTTTTAATTTGGTGATAAGATAATTAACAGCTTCTTCTTTAGTCTTAATAACAACTCCATTTTCATCCACGCACAAGGCAATGGATGGACGGAGCATATTAAGCATTTCTACATCTTCCAAATCATAAGTAATATTGGCAATAATATCCATATCAGATTCTAAACCCATCGCGCGCATAATAATAAAGAGAGGGATATCGGCAAATTGTGAATTAGACAAAAGCATATTCCCCATTTTATTAAATTTAATGTTGATGATTTGCAAATTATCAGACCAATCATCTACACGAGAATTAATATGAGCAATAAATGCCTTTCCCATAAATGCAGATGGGTCGTGCTTGCCAAAAACTAGAATTTTATTATCAACCATTTTCTCCATTGACATTACAACCTTTTCTTGACCATTAACGATGAAATAACCACCTGGTTCATATTTACATTCACCAAGTAGATTATTTTTAATATTGGTTGTACAATACTTTGATTTAACCATAATAGGGATGCTACCAATTGCAACATCTTTTTCTAATTCTCCAACATCAGTAATAGTTTTCATTCCAGTTACCATATCCTCTTTTTCAACAAATTGCTGAACATCAGCCATAATTGTACCAAAATATTTAAGATGCTTTTTTCTTGCTTCTCTTGGCGACAATAAATCATTGCCAGATGGACTGGTTGGGGGCTTAAAACGAATATTTGAACATTTAAACCCGTGAAGATAAATAGTATTTTGTTCCACTTTCTCATAAAAGTAGTTATTTTCTCTCATCAAACTATGGGGAATAATTTCCTCAATTAATTGATGATAAGAACTAAACAGATGGTCATATAAAATGTTTGGTTGCTTAAAATATAAACGTTCCAAACTTCTAAGGTCTTGCTGGGTAAATTTCATTGTATATATATTATAATGTAGGTTTATATATTTTTAATTTTTAATTATCAATTTTTTTAAAAACAAACTTGCAAGTGTGTTTTTAAAAATGTTAATAGTAAATGATTGGATTTTATTAAAATCCAATCCTCCTATCAATTTTTTTTATTTATATTAGATTTAATTTTTAGGCTTTTAGTAAAGTAGAACCGGGAATAATAAAGGAACTATAATTTTAACACAAATCATCATCATTTGATATTTGTCTTTTAATTTTCAATAACATATCAACCATTATATCATCTAGACGTTTCATCTTATCTTGTTCTGCAATAACTTGTGAAAAAGATTCAATATCGTTTTCAAAATATGCATCTACAATACGAATGATAAATTTAAATTCATAATTATTCTCCAAAGTAGGATAATCATTTTTAATTCTATCATATTTATTTTTGGTAGCAACATCATCATTTGCAAGCATATAACACAACATTAACATATATACATTACTTCCCACACAATATTTCAATGCAGGATGATTTATATTTATGTCAATATACTGTTGAAAAATATGAATGGCATCATTATATTGACCTTTTTTACATAATATCATACCGTGTTCTTTATGGGGTGTATTTTTAAGATTATTATATTTTTCTAAAAAGCGAATAATATCACATTCATATTTAATTTCATCCTGTATATATAATTTAATAATACTATTAATCGCTTGTGAATGTATATCAATATCGCCACATTCTTCCGCATATTTTTCGTAACTATTTAATAATTCACTATATTTACCACTTATTTTATCAAATATATTGATATCAATTAACTTTTTAATATTATCCAGTTGTGATTTTTTAATAATACTTTCGTAATTATATTTATAATATTCTTCCAACATATTATTGTATTCGTTAATAGTTTTATAATATTCTTCATATTTCATAGTAACAATGTATATATGTAATAGTTTTTCATATAATTCTTCAAGTTGCGAATAAATTTCGTCTTTTCCATAAAAATAACTAATAAGTTTACTTGCAAGGAATGATTTGTATTTTTTAATATCCTTTCGACATTTTATAATATTAGCATCCATTACTTATATTGTTTTAATATTAATATATTTAATTATCAATTTTTTTAAAAAGAATTTTGTAAGATTCTTTTTAAAAATGTTAATAGTAAATGATTGGATTTTCTAAAAATCCAATCCTCCTATCAATTTTTTTATAAATGAAATTAATGAATCTCCCACTTATAATAACCATATTAACTATTCTATCAAATAGTTTTAATAATATAAAAAATATTAGTGATGATTATAAACTACCATTTACTCCTGCCCCATTAACCTTTAGCATATGGGGAGGCATATATGGTATGTTAATATACTGTACTTACAAATATCCCGAACAATTTAATAATATAATGCTACCCTATGCCATATCCGCGGTATTAAATGCTATGTGGATTCAAGTTTGGGGTAAAAGTGAATTAATATCTAGTATTATTTTAGTTGCACTTGCATCCATTTTAATATATATAATATCGCAATTAAATGATGATATTATACGAATAACCTTTACAATTTATGCAACCTGGGCAGTTATTGCTAGTTTATTAAATATTTCTATTTTATTGAAAAAATATGTAAGTGTTAATATTCTCAAATATATAGTATTAGCAATATTAACAGTCATCCCATTTTTTATTAAAAATATATATATGAGTATGGTAATAATATGGGCATCTCTCGGGATTACTATTAATAATAATATTATATTTCTTATGCCCATAATATCTCAAATTATATCTCAACTATTGTAATGTCCGCACATAATAAGTTGGACTGGGACCCTAAATTAGGAGATTATATTGACTCTGGCAATAATTATAATGATGTATATGCTTTACTTGATACGATAGACGAATTAAAAATAGAACTTGAAAGAAATAATTATAGTGAAAACGATATAATGGCGTGTTGTAGAGTATGTATTTATTGTAGTTTTGATTATACTCGACACTGTAAATGCCGTCCCCTATATTACCCATTTTATGGTCTTAAATGTACCCACCACGCTGAATGTAAGTGCCCCCTTAATTGTAGAGGAGGACCTACCTGTTTATATAAATCACTAGATGAATTATTATTAGTTCATTGTCACGATGATAATTATGATAATATTAAACCGATATTGAAAATATAATTGTGTTTATCGTAATTATATTCTTCGAATAGAGTGCAGTCTGCACTTTTAACTTATCGCGACGCGCACAATTAAACTAATAAATGTGTCTCGTGCGATCTTTTGACAAAGTCAATAAAAACGGTTTTTGAATGGCGGGTCGCACAAATTAATATAAAATTAATATCCTCATAATTATTATTATGAGTGAATTAAGAAGACTTGTCCATAATAAAAATATACAGAGAGAAATACATTCTGATATAATATCCAAAATAAACAATGAAATAAAAACAATGAATTTTGAGATTTTACTTAATAATTTTTGTGAATATAAAATAAATTATAATGAACATATTCATATTCGTGAATATAAATATCATATTATTGATATGATATATCCAAAATCATTACGATATAATATAATTG